CTCTAGCTGATTTCTGAGTAATATCAAAATCACCTGAAGTTATGGTACCAATTACCGCCGTTACTGTTCCACCAGCATTAACTTGATCGGTCCCTGTTTCCTGTTTATAGTATATAGTACTTCCATCCGTATTACCAGTAACATCATAAGAAGCATTATCGGAAGGGTTATAATATGTAGCATGTGGTTTAGCAAAAACAGCTGAATCTTGCCACGCTGCTCTTGGTAAAGTTCCTGTTGTCCATATAGGTCTTTTAAGAGTAGAGTCTAAATAGTTATAAGTAACCACTCTGTTGACTGCATCAGAAGCGTTTGTGCAATAAAACCAGCTTATCTCTCCAAAAAGATTGTTTAATCCACAGTTTACAAGGTCTCTGGCTGTTGTGTTAATGTCATCATAAACCGTATCTTCTACTAAACAAGGTACTGATTTTAATTGACCATCGTATGCAAAGAATCCATTTTCAGACATCCAATAAGCGGTACCATCTACTTCAATGTTAGCATTCTTTCCTAATAATCCACAGTTAGTTCCTACCTGTTCGAATGAGAAAGTAAATGGTTGACCTACGAACTTCATTAGAAATAATGCCGTATCTGTCCATACATAAATGGCATCCCTACCTTTGATAGCTCCCATAATTTTAGAACCATCTGCAAGTCTTTGTGTACCTGCGGTGTTATTTGCTTTAACTGTATAAGAATCTGTTGCGTTAATACTCTCTTGAGAAGAGAATCTAATGTACATATCATCTTGAGTTGAAGATGTACCAATAGTTGTTTCTGTTCCAAAAAATACTAAGTGTCTATCGGGTGTAGATACTAATACATGACGTGATGCTGTAGGGGCATTTGCTAATACGGTAGCTCTATTATTGACCGCCGCAGCCGCTGCTGCATCCCATTCAAAACATTTACCATTATAAATAAGTGCAATTAATTTTGTTCCGTAGTTATCTAATACCCATAAACCAGGATCAATTGTAAAGTCAGCAGAAGATGGGTCACCCCAAGCAACGTAGCTTGAAATGTTTGTAACTGTATCTCCTCCACTATGTGATGCTTTGGTTGTACCATTAACTTCTCTAGCACCCCCACTTAAAGTATTGGTTGTTGTGTTATTGGCTGTAAAACTTATATCTTCTGTTCCAATTCTTATTTCTCCAGTTGACGGAAAAGCTGAAGAACTGGTTAAAGGAATATCAGTTACTGTATCATTAATACCAGAAGCGAGTGTTGTAGTTGCTGGCCCTAAAGCTGTACCGCCCCACAATGCTGTACCCCAACCATAACCACCCAGCTGTTGTGCAGGTCCTACCGTATAATAACATAATACAGAAGTACTGTTTCCATCACTTGTAGTTAAAGGTGTCCCTGATTCTTGAGTATCCATTGTAATGTCAAAAGTATCTGTAGTAGGAACAGCAGTTACCATAAATTTTTTGTCTTCAAAAGTAGCATCACTATAAGTTGATCCAGCAGGTACTCCTGTCACACTATCAAACATTACAATGTCGTCTTCACCTAGACCATGAGATCCGGTACATACTACTGTAACTGTTGTTGATGAAGAACTACTTGTAAATTTTGCACCTGTTAAAGTGGTTCTAATTGGATGGATGTCATAAAAAACTCCACCTGAATAAACATATAAAATTCTATTAGTTCCTACAGCTGCGTATTTAATACCAGCATTATCATCCCAGTGATGAATAGCTCGACCGGCACCAGTTAACTTATCGTCACCTAGTTGAGTCCAACCACCTATTTTTTCTGGGGTACCATATCTGAAACGAACATTGTCACCATCATACCATTGTCCCTCGGCCCCGGTCTGTGTGACTTGTTTGTTGAATCCAGGTAAAAAACCTAATTTTTGTAGCATATAACTCCATCATATTATGACTTCCTTAATGGGGGAAGTCCTAACATCGGCCTTTTGTCGAACCTATTCTTTTCAGCAAAAGGACCATTTACATGGTTATAATGAAGAAATACTTGTCCGCAAGTATTACCTTCAAACGGTTCTCTCCAATGCTCTAATTCACATCCACTATATACCAGCATATCGCCGACTTCAAGTAAGACTTTAGTGCCTTTGGGAGCGTTAGGTTTATGTATATTTTTATATTCATCTATGACTGTATCAGCTCCTGTGCCATCTATGAATATAGGCCATGGATCACCTCCTAGATTGAGGGTGGTAGAGATTTCACAACTAGGTCGGTCTTTATGACGTTTTAAAATATCACCATTTTTATATAGTCTAGCGTAAGAATAAGTAGGGATTAAATTTAATCCTGTTTCTTTAGCCATAATGGGTAGCATTTTAACGAGTAAAGTTTCCATTACATTATCGGCATAACAAGAGTAGGTATTGGGGACTTGTTTATCTTTCCATGTTCCCAGTAAACCTGTATCGTACGTAATATTATTTTTGTACATCCAATCTACAGCGTCTCTTTTTAATAAGAAATAGTTAAAGATAAAATTAGCTAATTCATATGATAAAGCGTTTTTAATTATGTGATATTTATTGAAAACCATCTTGTATAAAATTAAAACTTACTGATATTCTTATATCATTTGATTCATTAGGTTCAACTTGATGCCAATCCCATGCTGGAAATATTATAGCTCTATTTTCCTGAGGTTGTAGATGTACGTCTCTCCATAAATATTTGGGAGGTTTTTCTTTTTTTCTAGTGGGCATACATGTTTGAATACCTGGACGTGGGTCTTGACATATTAAACGTCCACAGTTAGGTGGGGTTTTTACATAATAAACTCCACTAAATAAAGCATTAGGATGTACATGGGGTTTATTATATCCACCAGATGGATTTATATTGGCCCACATATTTCCTAACACAGGTCGTTTATCTAAAAATTCTTCATTAAATACTTGATGGACCATTTTAAATAATTCGTCTACTAAAGGTTTATACTCAGGTTTTTCATGCATATTAGTCTTACTATGCCAGCCTTTTACATTTGTTTTTGTAACACCGGGATCTTCTTTAGACCACTGTATAATATTTTGTGTCATTTGATTTGTGTCTAATTTAAAATCTTCCGCGTATATAAGAGTTGGAAAAAATCCTTCTTTAATCATCTAAATGGTTTACCTCCAAACCAAACAACAAGAGATTGTCTAACCCCTCGTCTAACTTTATTTACTCTATGATTTAAAAATGATGCAAATACAATTGCATGCCCTTGTTTTAATTCTGCAAACTTCCCAGGAGCCATTAATTCTAAATCCCCACCTTCAAACTCTGATGGATCATTTAATAATAACGTCATTGATATTTTTCTAACTGGTGGTTCGTGAGTCATGCTTACATCACAATCCATATGCCAATCATAGAAACCTCCTTCTGGATATTCTGTAAACTGTGCGTTTTCTGTAATCTGTATGTCTCCAAAACCAAAATGATTTTCATTTGCTTTTTGAATAAATTTATATAGGTCTTGATACATATGTCCCATTTCTTTAAAAGGAATCCAACTAATAGTAGTAACTCTTTTCTTTGTATCTGTTCCTCCACCAGGTTTACCCATACCAACTTGTGCTTTTTGTGGTGCTTGTCTTCTTCCACATTCTATAATCTGTCTACATTGATCCGGTGTAAACAACGGTGTTGTAGTTTGAACTATCCAACTTTTCCATTTAGGTTCGGTTATAATTTTATTTTCGTACATTAACTTGTTCCTCTATTTTTAATTGGATCATATTCCACATCCATGTTTGCAGCTAGTGTTCGTCTCATACCTGGACCGTTAAAAGGATATACGCAGTGTCTCATATCATAAGGAAACACAAAAAAATCTCTTTCTTTAAAATTAGGTTGATAATCTATATTTGCAAACTGACCATTAGTTGACCCTAGTATTTGTAATTTACCATTTTGTGGTTGATCAGGTGATGAATATTCTACACCAAAACTTTGTGGTAATTTTAAAATCATTACACTAGATAAACCTGTATACAATGATCCTTGATGTACGTGCACTGGATTATATTCATGTTCAAACATAGTGTTGACCCAAATAGAATTTAAATGCATCTTGTATCCTTTAATTTTATTCCATTCTAAATAGTGTTGCATAACTGTATGAAACCATTGTTTAACATCTTGAGTTAATAAATTATGTGGATGCATTTTATTATTAGGAATTCCATTAAAAAACAAGCTATGTTCTTTTTCTATTTTACCAACTAATTGTGGATTAGCTTTAGGTAAACGATTAAAATTAGTTTCATAAATAGAGTTAATAGTATTATATATAGTTAATGGCACCTGATATCTTAAAACAGATTGACCTAAAAATATAACTTTAAAATCTGATGTGTCCATATTTTTTTCTTATCCTTTCAGGAATTCTTTCGATGTACGGGTTATACTGCTTTCTTACAACGGATCTAATAGTATGCATATTTTTTCCAACTATCCTATCATCATAACTCATACCATTAATATTAATTTGTTTCAAGTCTTGAAACTGATGATTAAAAAAAGATATTTCTAAAAACTCATATATCTTTTGTATTTCTTCTTGAGGTCTTGCAACTAAATCATCATACTTTACAAAGTGACAAATTTCTGGATAGTTGTACGCATTCTTTATAGCTTCCAAATCTTTAGCAACAGCACCTTTATTATTCATAACCGTGCTTAATTTTTCTTCATCATTTTTTAAATTATATCTATTAGGAAATGCATCAGGATTTTCGGTGTACCATTTCATATAACTAGCCAATACATCCATTAAATCTCTAATAAGAACAATACATTTAAAGGGTCGTTTAAAATGTTTTTGCATCAATTCAAAATTACCAGGAGTCATTACAGGACCTCTATCTATAATTATTCTTTGAGGCCAATCCTTATAATAATTATCGTAAACTATATCTAATATATTATCTAAAGATTTATGGTCTGGATAATTTAAAAACACATCAGTTTT